TCCGGTGTGAGCATCAGCCGTCACCGCCAAAGCCCAGCGTTTCGCCGCCGTCGGTTTCGTTTGCCGCCTCCTGCACGGCCCGTTTGGCGTCGTCCTCACTCATCCCGCGCCACTCCATGTTGTACCGGTATTTAGGGATAAAGCCGTCCATGGCATCATCCTTATCGCGTTGACGCCGCGTCTCCGCATCGGAGATATAGCTGTCGTCAAAATTGATGGTGATAGCCGTATCAGGGTCGATATCAGCGCCAACAAGGTTTTTGCCCACCCACAGGATAGAGTGCAGGATCTGCAGCAACGCCGCTTCAATCTTGATTTGATGGCGGTTGGCATGCTGTACCATGTCCTGCCGGTCTCCGGTGTACTGTGTTGCAGTGGCGATATTTCCGGCATTGAATTGATAGTGGTGTGTTCCGAGGCCAACCTTGAAACTGAAATAGTCCAGGGCGTCCTGCACGGCCTGGCTATTCGCTTCAGTACGGAGGTCCGGGTTGTATTCGTGCCAATCTGGTGCCGCGTCAGGGTCAAAGCCTCCGGGAGATACAAAAAGCTGTTGACGGATATCATCGGGTGCAAAGCGGTGTTCCTTGCCTTCCGCGTCAATGACCGTTTTGAACATGTCTTTGTTGTAGAAAACTTTTTTGCCGCCGAGATAGAGATCCCGGCAGTAATTGTCAAAAGCCAGATCGCAATGTTTGGATTGATCCAGCGCCTCGGAGAATACGCTCATGCCAAGCCCGGGCCCACCGGGCAGGTTTTTAACGATATTGGGAGAGAAAACCGAAAACCATGGAACGCTGCTTCCTGTAGTAAAGCTTTTCAGCACGCCGGCGGGGAGAGGGGCGGGCTTGTAATCGGCGTTTTCCGTATCCTCGTTCTCGCTGGTAAAATATTCGTTGGTGATTTGATACTGCTGTCGTCCGTCCCGTAAGACAAGCCGGTGAGTTTGCAAGTAAATGCAGCTCTTGCCGCCCACAGTGACCTCAGATGCAAAGGCGACATCCACAATACGTCCATGCCGGATCGTGATTGGGAGGATGCATTCAGCCGGGTCATAGTCCAGGCAGATTTTGGCGTCAGGTGAAAGCACAGCCATACCGTCCTTGACGACAAGGTTTTCAAGGCTCAGCACAAAGGCACCGGTGCCGGAGCGAAATGCCAGTTCCACGAGTGTGTTGGCGTTGGACCAGAACTCAATGCTTTTCAGGATACCTCCGGTCTGCTGCGCGTCAACACCCAGAAGCCAGGATGCGGTATTTTTGTCCGTGACGGTCACGGTGGTTTTATCGTTGAGCAGCAGAGCGGCCCAATCTTCGCAAGCTCGCTTAGGCATTCCAAGGCGGTACATAGTCCGCGCATGGTGTGTTCCGTCAAGCCCGCATTCGTTGATGCGGTGAAAGCTCGGGTGATATCCGGCCCACCATTGACGCCATTCGTCGATGTAGGAATAATACTGGCTCTGGATACCCCATTTTTTGGTTTTGTTCAGATATTTGATGAATTGCGTAATGTTCATGTTTCCGTCCCCAAATAGCGTTTATAGTCGCGTTCGATGGTGTATTCAAAGCCGTCCAATGTGTCCACGTCTGTGGAGCCGTCATCAAGGCGCTCATCCTTGCCCGGATGTTTCCCGCTCCATAGGGCCGTGGAAAGTGCATCACGGACGCTGCCGGCCTCCGGCATATACCAAAAACGGCCGCCGCCCATAAGGGCTGCAGTCGTTCGTATTCGGTCGTTGATCTCGATTTTTTTTGCATTATATACACGCTCGGCCAGCCAGCGGAAACGGGTCGGCAGCAAAGCGGCGCGCAAGCTGTTTTTCAGAACTTGTTCCGCACTGTCGCAGAAAACGGCGTGTATTTCCCCCCAGCGTATGAAAACAGCCTCGACGAACTGTACAAAGCGTTTTTGCAGAAATACGACGTCTGTACCCTTTGCGGCAATGCGTTCGCTGCAGAGCGCCACAACACCGCGGTATCCCGGCAGAACGCCCGTCGCCACAAAGGCATGTTGTGAACCGTTGCCTCCGAAGTCCACGCCGATGTAGACGCGGAAAGGCCGCAGCTCGCGCTCAGCAGGCCACAGAAAGCGATTATCGTTGGATGCAATACTGTCGGCAAATGGGCGGTAAATGATACCTTCTGCAGCCGCCCATTGGCCCAGGATGAACCGTGTATAGTATACGGTCCCTGCGTATTCCGTTTTGAGGTTCGCCACAAATTCGGACGGCAAAAATGGGTTATCGTCGATGGTGGATGTTTGGCAGTAAACATCGGCGTCACTGTCAATGAACTGCTTGACAAAATGGTGAGGGTCTGCGGGGTTGGCCGTACCGTCAAAGTAGCTGTGTCCACAGCGCAGGCGGCTTTTGAGCATCTGGAATACTTCTTCATTCCAGGTAGTCATTTCGTCGCCATAGGCGTATTCGATGGTCATGCCCTGGATTCGAGCGACGTGTTTTTTATTATCCGCACCAAGGATATGGACCCGCCGCCCGAACAGGAGCGCCGTATTATCGCTGCTGATGGTACCGACAAGGCACTCGCCCCATATCTCACGCATTGGGTCAAGGATATTGCGGGAAAGTGTGCCCTGGGTGTTCCCGAGCATCACTGCAGCTCCTTGCCCACGAAGTGCCAGCAGACGTTTGGGAACAACGACGGCATAATCCAGCCAGCTTTTGCCACTGCCCGTCGCGCCGACTTTGATGTTCCAGCGGTGGCTGCAGCTTTGGAGGTACTCAATTTGCTTACTCGATAACGCCATCGATGCCCTCCAGAAGTTCCGCGGCGCGGGTGAGCTGATCGGCGCCGGTATCCTCGCGGGGTGTTTCCTCGCCCAACAGTTTGACGATTACCGTTGCCGCGCGCGCATCGCCTGCGGTTGCGGCCTCAGTCAGCCCTACAATCATTGCCATTTGATTGTCGATATCCTCCGGGTCGATACAGCGGCGCGCCAGTTTATTCCAGCGGCGGCGGTCTGCGACGGGCAGGGAAAGGTATACGTCCGCTGCCTCTTTCAGGCTCCGTTTGCGGCGGCGCGCTGCCCCGGAGGCAATGCCGCCAGCTGTTGCAATACGCTTCTGTTCGTCTTCTGTTCGTTGGTTGAAAGGGATAAGATCTTCACGGGCCACGTCACCACCTCTCTCAGGACATATGATTAAAGCCCGCGCAAGCGGGCAGGGGAGAACCAGAACAAAAAGAAAGCGCACCGGTTTCCCGATGCACTTTCTCGATTTTAAGTATAACGCATCAAAAACGAACATTCCGCTACAAACTACCGAGAAGAATTATTTTCTTTGAAATATCGGTTTACGACCATCCTCACGGTTTCAGCATCTCTAGACGGGCTAAGCTCCTGCGCAACCTCTGCCCAGCTCCACCCATCAAAACTCCTGCGGCTGATTGCCACACGCACCTCGGGATCTGTGATATCCTC